CCGATTTGTAGATGAAATGCTTTTGTATATTCCCTTTTAATTTCCTCATCATAAACACCAGTAATAGCAAAGATCTTATTCAGGTCTATTTCATGCTCTCTGGTTGTTGTAAGTAAAAACCAAGGAATAAACTTATATGCTTTTCTTCTTGCGTTCTCTACATATTCGACTTTGAGTGGGTCCTTAATGATGAGGTTTTTATTAAGACCTCTATCCACTACATCTAAGACATAACAGATAATCTCTTCACCACTATCCAACTTAATCGACGCTAATCTTATATCGGTCATAAGCGTTACCTTACGTTAATGTTTACTATGTCATAATTGAACTTTTCATTGTTGTAGATTTTTATCCTCTCTATAAGATGATTTAATGTATAGTTTCTTCTGGAGTTCTTTGTGCAATCGTCAGCAATATCGTATAACATTGCCTTATCTTTATTAGAACCCTTTCTCAATACCCTACCAATCGATTGTAGGTTTCTGATTCTGGACTTAGATGGTGAAGCAAAGATGACGTTATGTAGGTTTTTAATGTTAATACCGGTACTATAGACTCCATAAGAGGCAATAATGATTGCATTGTTCTCCCTCTCAGTAATAGTTCGTACCTGTTCTCTTGACTCTACATCAACACCACCATGAACGAAGAAAACATTCCTACCCTCTTCTGCCTTACTATTTATTAGATTGTAGAGGACCTCTCCGTGTTTCTCCACCCTAGCAAAGAGAACTAAGGTATTACCTTTCAGATCTAAAGATAGGTTACTAATAAACTTGTTTCTCTTCTCATGTCCAATTAGATATTGGATTTCATCCTCAAATCTTGGAAAGATTTGTTCATCATGTTTTAGTAGAAGAACTTTGATGTCTAGTTTGGCAACATGACCTGCCTCCATCAACTCTTTTGTTCTGATGGTATTGTATGAAGGACCAAACAATCCCTCTAACACCCACTTATGGGTTTGTGACCCGTCTAAAGTACCTGTGAATCCATATCTATACTTTGCATCACACAACTTACTCATAATGGATACTAGAGACTTAGACTTGAAGTTGTGTGCCTCATCCCCAATCACTACACTATACTTCTGAAAGTATGTCTTAGGTAACTTGTAGATAGACTGCCAGGTTGTAATAGTTACTTGTTTATCTGTTGTGTTTTCTCTACCAGCGTATATCTTATGGCAGTTCGTTCCCACATCAAACCCATAGTCAGCAAAATCCTTATACATCTGTTCCACTAGGGATGTAGTAGGAACAACAATTAATATATTTTCGTGTTTCTGTGTGTAGTATGCCACCAAGGCATAGATCATCAATGACTTACCAGATGCAGTAGGAGATACAATCAACTTCCTATTGGACCGTAGAGCGGCGTAGATACCGTGCAACTGATAGTCACGGGGTTTATAACTGGTAATGGATTTCACCCAGTCTGCAACCCCTTCTGGGGAGATGTTCTCATTAATCTCATATGGGAGACCATAGAACTTATTATCTTTAAAGGCATACGTATACCCATACTGATCACAGAAGGCAATCAGCCTATCCAATAGACCTACGTATAGTTGTCTTGTTTGTGGTGAGAACAGGTGAATATTTCCATCCCAGAACTTCTTTCTGTATGACGGATGGAATTTAGCACCAGGCACCTCAAAGCAGAAAGCATCCCTCAACTCATACTGAATATGAGGGTCACAATCTACTTTTAAATATACTTCATTAACTTTGGTTATAGTCAAGTCAGATGACATAATGTAATAGGCATAACCTATTAGTATGTATATGCCATCAAATAGTATTACTTTCTATTAAATGTTTCTTCTAGGATGATAGTGAAAAACCCATCCCTCAGTGCCCACAAGTGTTCTTGTTCTTCTGGGGGACGTGCAGGAGAACCCTCCCACATTTCAATCCTCTTGGTTACACAATGATGGATGAGTTTTACATCATCTATTGTGAGATCTACTGAATAGTCGTATTGTTTCATAGTTTTTACATTCCCATTCCTGCTTGGAACCGGAGGAAATCGATTGAGTTTTTGATTTGGTATCCACGTGCATGAATCATCCTGAGGACATCCTCAAGATACTCCAACATCATATCGTAATACTGTATTTTCAACTTCACCTTCGTCAGCTTTTCATCTGCGTTCAGGTGTAGACTCATAGATTCTTTGTCCCTTACCTTATATGGAAAGGGTTCCTCCACATATACCTCTGCGGGGGCTTTGCCACTATAGTAGTTGTGGCGTTCCAACCTCACCTTACTGATAGTATCCTCTGCCTTCTTCTTTAGAAGTTTGGTAGTGGTATACAGGGTAAAGTATTTCTGGTGAAGTTGGGGTATTTTTAGTGATTCATCATGTAAGTTATCCATATCCATCTTAGAGTCACGCTCCCACATGGATTGAAGTTCATCAAGGTTCATCTAGTATTCAATGATTGGTTTACAAATTCAGGAGTTAGGGGTTCATTATCCTTACCCAAGATCTGATAGTACAAGAAACTGAATGTTGTACTTGCAATGAAGTAGTTGATATCAGCATCTGTAGCAGAGAACTCAAGAGTTGATAGTGAAGTGGGATATAGATCCCAAAACTTAACTCTCGAAATAGTGTTGTAGTTACTATTTAAAATAGCAAGTGTTCCATCACTATACTGAATCTTCATATCATCTTCACCCTTTTGATTGGTGGTGATATCTTTGAATTGTTGAGGACTCTCTGGGAATCCCAATCCAGTAATCCAGTTATGAATGAGAGTATAGTTCAACATATCCTCATCTACTAGGAACTCAATATTAAGTTCACCATACTCTACCCTGTCTCCAGGATGCATAATCTGCTTCAGGTAGTTGGCTTGATCTGCCCCACCTAAACGAATCTCAGGTAATCCTGCCTTATTACTAAAGAAAGAAACCTTAGGATATCTAGCAATAGAAAACTGAAATCCAATAGGACTCATAAAGTTCCTATTGTCCAGTTGTTTGTAGTAGATGTTGGTCATTGATCTCTGCTTCTATTTTTGATAACAATAAATGCGTCTTTGTTATAGACAGTATCACCAAATTGACGAGCCCACTTTGGGTTCGCGTCTTCTTTCTGGTGAATACCACTAGTAGCACATCCACCAATTTCTACACGAATGTCGTCTACATCGTCCCAACCAAGAATATCAATAGCCCTTTGTAGGGATACTGGTACTTCTGATAGTTTGGAGTTAGCACTCAACACTCTTTCGTCTGGGTCTAATGATCCGTTCATAGTTGTCTATCTAGGCAATAAAAAACCCCCACCGCTTGGGTAGGGGTGAGTAACTCAGCTTCCCAAGCTACTTACATTATAACATCAGAAGCGGTATGTTGCTCCGAATTTGGTGCCATAATCATTAAGATCACCAGAGATAACTTCGAATTCTCCGTAGAATTCTAGGTGATCGGTAGCGGCAATAGAAGCACCAACTTCAGCGCCGAATTCGGTTGTGTTGTCACTACCATCAGGCATTAGGAAGGCAGGACCTACTTCGACATATGCGTCGAGGGTGTCGGTAAGTGATGCTTCATAACCAGCACGAACATCAATGGTGGATCCTCTGTAGTCATCACCGGTCCAACCAGAGTTGGCTTCGGTGGTTACATAGAAACCACTTAGTTCCTGAGGTTCACCAGCAAAGATTACCTCAGCTTGAGCTGAAGGAGCTGCTAGTAGTGCAGCGGGGGCAGCTAGACTAGCTAGTGCAATCATTTTAAGACTCATTAATTCTTCTCCGAATACGGACTGTTAAGTATAACACATACACTAGGTATGTATTCCTAGTATTTATAACATTAAGTATTTGCGTCCGGCAACATGATGTAGGGATATCACCACTTTGCTCCCAATTATGAGTGCATAAAAAAAGGACCCCGAAGGGTCCTCGTGAAACACATATGTGATAAACTCGTCGGAGCTATTAGATCACATAAGGTTCTTAACTTGAACGCGTCTGTAGTAGACGTTGGAGTTAGGGGTGATACGTCCGTATCCAGCCTCAAGACCTTCAGCGAAAGGATTAGCGACCATGCCGTAGCGGGTCTTAAATCCGATCCGTGGCTGGAAGGTGTCCTGTCCAACTGAACGAACCATCTGGAGAGGAACGTAAGGACAATAGAATAGACCAGCGTCATAAGGTGAGGAACCTTTGTAACCAGCAACGTAGTACTGGTTGTTGCTGACGTTAGCTGCGTATGGGTCAATGTAGACTCTATACTTACCTTGTAGAACACCAGCGAAGGTGTTACCGGTGTCATCAACGTTAAGGTTAGCGTTGAGTGCTGGGGTGTAATCAAGTACACCAGCCATGGTTAGAGCTGAAGCAACATCCGCGGAACAAAGGATGAAGTTACCCTTTCCTCTACGAGTTTGTTGCGCGATCGCGTTAGCGTCTCTTTCAATCTGGAAGATAAGTCCTTTGAACTTCTCAACTGACCAACGACCGTTGGAGTCAACGTCTAAGTCAAATACACCAGGAGTGGCTACGTTGTTCTGAGCACCAAATACAGCTGACTTGTAGATAGTTCTAACAACTTCTCTGTTGATCTCTGAAAGAATTTCAGAGGCGAGGATGTTAGATAGTTCAGCTTCAGCGTTTAGACCGTGGATCGCCTTGAGATCCTGAGCCAATTCCATGCTGTACTGAGCCTTGAGTGCCCGTGACTTAGCAGTTACGGTGACCTTCTCGATTGAGAGGCCCATTTCATTGAACTCTGTACCAGTTTCGCCAAGGTTCTCAGCGTCCTGGGTCATCATACCCTGTCCAACGTTGTAACCAACTTGGTCACCGGGCTCTGGGTTGAGGATAGATGGGTTAGAACCACGTTGTGCGGTTGTACCGAAACCAACTGTGTTACCAGCGCCAACCTGACCAGAGTAGTTACCCTGAGTAGCTGTACCGGACTTGTTCTGTGCGGAGAAGGCAGAGTTAACTTCG